ACGGGGCAGGCCAGCTGCTTGATGGCGAATTCCGCGGCCGAGATCACATCCTGCGCGGCGACGGGGAGCAGATCGTACCCGGAGTACCAGCCACCGTTGGCGTTCTCTGCAAAGCTGATTTCCTGCAGGATGGTGTTACCGCCGCTGAAGGGCTTGCGGTTGCCCCGCTTGTTCAGATACGCGGTCAGCGCGTTGTTCTTGGTCCTATTCTTGTACACACCCCGGCTCTTTATCCGGGGGTACTTGCGGTTTCTTTTCCCGCAAGAGGAGACTATCTCATCAGTCCTATGCACCATTTGGCTTTGTTGGACTGCCTCGCGCTCTTGGGCCGCTCCCTTCCGGGGCTGCCTAGTCGTTACACCTTCCGTGACCCTAAAGTTCACCTTCACGGCTTGGCTCGGTGTTGGCATTTCAGCGTTCACCGAATTCACGAGGTTTTTCAACGTCCGAATTAAACGTTGTCGGCGATTTGCCGAGTGCGCGACTGAATCGTCGTGGCGACGATGTCGGTGAGGTTCGGGAAAGACATTTGAGATTCTCCTTGAAGGAAGTTGGGTTAGGCCGCGTCTTGCGCGTCCATTGCTGCCGCGATGGTCTCGCGAAGTGACATCCCCGATCCGAGTCCCGACTGGACACCCGCAACTCGAGGTGCGCCGGCAACGGAGAGTGATGCCCTGCGAGCGGCCCCTGCGCGATTCTGCTTCGCGGCTACACGGGCCTCGTGTTCCCTCTGAAGGAGGATTTTACGAGTGTCGGGGTTGGCCCATACCGCTGCAGAGTAAGCGTCAGCCAGCGTTTCCGCCTTGCCCCTCTCCAGAAGGTCTGCCATCAAGTCCCGAACGTCCTCGTAAAACTCATTCTTCGGATCTGCTGCAAACTGCGAAAGGGTCTGCTGCGCACTCTGCTGCGCGACCTGCTCCTCCTGCTGGTATCTCCGCTGCAGGAGCGATTCGGCTGCGTAAGCGCGTCTCTGCGCTTCAAGAACTCTGGGGTCAGGAGGGGGAGCGTGAATGCGCCCCGCCAAGACCGAGTCCAGCGCTCGGAGATCGACTCCGTAGGACTGGACGATATTCGCGACAATCTCCGCCTTCGTCTTGGCGTCTCCGGTGGCAAGAACCTTCACCGTCTCGAAGACGTCCCCGAGGAACTGACTGGTGTTCGCGCCGTTCGCCTGCAAGCGTTCGGTGAAGGGCTGGAGATGGTTCGACACCTCGTCGGCCAGCCGGATCTTGTGGCCCACCGAGCCGACGATCCGCATCTGGTCGCCCTCGCGTCGCAGGATCTCCTCCTGCACCTCGCGGGGAAGCCCGTTCCATTTTTCCCTGACCGCCGGCTTCCAGGAAGCCGGAGCTTTCAGCTCTTGACCTGCACCAGGGGCAGCAGGAGCAGGCCTTGGATCAGACGCGGGTTTTGCACCTTCGGCGAGCTTATCCGGGGTTGATTTCGCGAATGGCGCTTCGCCGGCAGGCTTGGCGCCGTCTCCCACGGGCTTATCAGCGCGGAGGGGTGAATTGTCTGGCTCGACCTCATTGATCGCCTTTTCAACAGTTTCCCGCAGAGACGGTTCTGCTACGGTCTCTGTGTCGGGCGCCTCCAGCAGTTCGGCTTCGTTCATAGCGCGAACTCCACGGGAACAGGAGTGAATTTCGGGAGGTGGTTCCAAACCTTCCCATCACGGATCCGGTAAACGGAAAGGTCTGTCCCACGGACGCCAAGCCTGGCAAGCACGCGAATCGGGATGGGGCCGTTAGCCGCCTCCCATGCCACGCGACGTGCGCGGCGCAGCTCTCCATACCTTGCGGGGGTGCAATTTTTCATTGAGTAGTCCTCGGGGTAGCTTGGTCCGTTTTTCATGATTTAGCAAGTGCCAGCAGCACCACTACCAGCAGGATTGCCAGCACCACCAGTACCGCCGTTGCAGCTGCGGGTAGTGTACGACCCAGATCCAAGAACTCCGGTTCCTGAAAGCGTATTGGTTGAGGATGTACTTGTGGATGTCGTGGTCGTGATGTTAGCGGCGGGAGCCTGGATGAATCCTGCAATCGTTGCGTTCGACGCAAATCCAGCAGAGGCAATTCCACCCATGGTCTGGTAGCCTGCAATGCTCGTCGCTGCCGCATTGTCAGACTGGATCGCGCCGAGCTTGTAGCCGAAGCCGACCGAGGCGAGCTGCGTGACACCGGGGACGATGATGGAAGCCCAGCGGAGGATATTTTCATTGGGGTCGGTCACTACGGGCGTGGGAAGGTCACGGGCTTGTTCGCGAACACCGGAGAGGCCAGCAAGAGCAAGAGCGACAGCAATCCGAGCAGAGTCAGAGCCATCACGAGCCACAGCCCCCAGCGCGTCGTACCTGCGGGCATCGGCTTGAGCACGGGCGACCTGAACTCGCTCCCACGCGGCGATCTGTTCTCGCTGGGCATTGTAGTGATCACTTGTCGCGCAGCCGGTCAGGAGACTTGCGATCAGGGTTGGAATCAGGCTTCTCATCCGTCTTCTCCGTCTTGAACGTGCCTGTCTCGGTCTTGCGCTCACCGCCGACCTGAATCTGGACGCACGCGACCAGACTCAAGAGCGTGAATAGCCCTTGCGACATCCTCACGCCGAGTCGCTCCATGCTTCGCCTCCTTGAAGTATTCGGCACGTTTCTGCGCTTCACGCTGCCACGTTGAACTGAAGTCGTCGGCCATCGCAAGTCCATGCCGCTTCTGGTACGCCCGATGCTTTGCCCGGGTCGAGATATCGGTGCCATCGGTGGCGAACACACCGTCGTAGTGGCGATCGCCCACGACGAGGTGATGAGGGTTCAGGTGCCTTTTGGGAATGTACTCGTCCTTGGGCACGAGTTCGCCCGTATCGGGATCTTGCACCCACGATTTACGCGGCATTCCCGCCTCCCGGCCCTTTGATGAATGCGTTGACGTTGTCGATCTGCGCCTTGGCGGCATCCTGACGCATCTTCTGCCAGAACTGCGCCTGCGACATCTCCATCTCCTGCTCTTTGAGGCGGGCGTTGACCTGCGCCTCCTGCACTTTCCCGACGAGCTTCAACTGCTGCTCCCGTGCCTTCATGGCAAGCTCGGCCTGCTTCGTCTGCGCGTCCATCGCGTGCTCCCGCGCCTTGAACTGCATCTCCTGGCCCTTGGCCTGCGCGTCCTGCTGGGCGAGCTGCATCTTGAGCTGCATCTCGGCCTGCATCTTCTGCATCTCGGCCTGCGCCTTCTGCTGCTCCGGGGTGGGTTGAGGAGGCTGCGGGTTAGCGAGCCTCTGCTGGATCTGGTTGAACGTGCGGTCGAGCTCGCCCTCGAACTTTTTGCCGATCTTGAAGCCGGCGAGCGAGAACTGCAGGAGCTGCATCAGGAACGGGCCGAGGAGCGGGTCGCCCCTGATCGTCTGCATCGTCTCCTTCAGGTAGTTGGTAATCGTCATCATGTAGTCGAGACGATCCTGCTTCTCCGCCTGGAAGTCGATGTCGGAGAGCGTGTCGCTTTCGACGCGGCAACGAAGGATGAACTCCGGGTTCTTGATGAGCTGCACGGCCTGCACGAGAAGTTCCGAATCCTCCGCCATGAACTGCACCTGTGCGAGCTTGGCGATCTCCTCGATCCCCATGTGCTTGCGCATGAGCTGCACTTGGATGTTGAAGAAGGTGCTGCAGTACTCCACAACGGCCTTCTGGCGCTCCTGAATGCGCATCGAGGCGTACTGGCCTTGATCTTCTGCGCTCCGAGCGTCTCCGAGGCTTTGGACGCACCGCGGATGATGTCGCTCATGCCCGTGACTTCGTAAATCTGCTGCTTCACGTCCTCGCGGGCCTTGAGGAGCTGCTCAAGCGTCTTCACGATCTGGTCGAGCGGGAGGAAGTCCATCACTCCCTTCAGCCCGCCCTTCTCCGCGAACGCTGCCCACTGATCAACGGGGACGAGCACGTTCTCCGTCGCGTTGGACAGGACGTTCGTCACCGCGCCACTCGCCTTGTCATACACGCCGGCCACTCGGCAAGCGCGGACGAGGAGCGCAACGCGGGTATTGATCTCGTTCAGCTCGCGGTACTGATCACGAGCGTAGTCGTAATCGGGAATCGGAATCAACTGACCGTTGCTGACGGTCGCGAAGAGCGGCTTCGGGCAGGGGAAGAAGTCATCCAGTTCGAGGAAGTCGTCCTTCTCGTCCAGGATGTCATCGAAGCCCTTGCTGAACCAGATGACCTTCTCGGAATCCTTGTCCCAGATTTCGTAGATGATCGCCTGCTGGAAGACGGGGTTCTTGGTCTCCACCAGCGACTCGTTCTTCCTCGGCGTGTAGTCGAGCGCGACCTGCTTGCCCTTCTCCTCGCCGAAACGCTCGACCAGCTGGTCGCGGGTCATGTAAATCTTGCGGGCCAGCCACCGCACCTCCTCCCAGCAGCGAGAAGGCGACCACAGCAGATCCTCCCAGTAGACGTAATCGTCGCGCAGCGACTCGCTCACGACCTCGTCGTACTCGATGGCCTCGGCCTGCGGGTTGGCCGCGAGCTCATCCCCGGTGGGTCCCTCGGTTCTGGTCTCGATGTCAGCCTTGTAGGTGTGCCAAGAGCATCCGGCGCCGGCAGTCAACATATCCTGCACGACCTGCTTCAGGATGCCCTGCGTTCGGAAGTTCCGATTGTTGTGCGCCGAGATCGCACGCTCCAGAATCTCGCAGGCAACCCGGCCGACATCGTCCTGCGGATCCTTGAACTCGCGATTGACTGTCGGCTGGGGTTGCTGGTTCAGCAGCGCAGTCTGGAGGATGTTGACGTTGGCGCTGAAGAGGTTGAATTTCCGGTCAAAGTTGACATCCACGCCGCTCGCGTTCACCCGCTCCGCGCGGAACTGCTTGACGATCTTCCGACCGTTGCGCTTCCACTTCTCCAGCTCCTTCTCCGCCGCCTGAATCTCGGCCTGCCAGCGGGCGTGGTTGGAGAGGTCTGTGATGCTCTCGACCTTCGCGTAGCCAGCGGAATCTTCAGCCATCAGAATTTCCTTTCCCACACACGGTTGCCTATCAGGGGGTTCGTCCCATTGGCAAACCTAGCTTTCTGAAACTCCGAAAGCTGCTGCTTTCTCTCGGGCGGCAATGGGGGGCGAGACTTTGACCACCTCCCTTTGGCGTACATATCCGCGATGTTTTCTTTTTGCGTTCCGCAGCGCAAATGCTCGGGGTTCACACATGGCGGGTTGTCGCAAGTGTGCATGATTACCATTCCCTCTGGGATCGGCCCGTTCAAGCTCTCCCAGACGAATCTAGCAGCACGGCGAAATTTTTTGTTGATCGTGATGAGCCCATAGCCCTTTTGATCCGCGCAGCCCGTGTACTCCACGCAGCCGTTGTCCGCGAGCTTCAGTTTGCCGTTCTTGATGGGGTGATCACTGATCAAGGGAAAGTCCTGGGTTAGTGCGATAGTCGTTGAAGAGGGAGTCGAGGTCGAAAGTATAGTTTGCGCCGTTCTTGCCCCGCTCGGCTTCGCGCTCTTGCCCCGGCAAAATGATACGCGAACGCTCGGGGCGCAGATTACCGCAGACGACGCCGAGGTAGCGGATGGTGTCGGCGATGTGCGAACTCCAGTCGT